AGAAAATCCACTCCGCTGAGTTCTGCGATTGTTTTCACGCGTATTTATCCTCCTGCATTTCTTGTAAACGGAAATTATCGTAAACTGTAAAAAAGAGGTTGGCTTTCGCCAACCTCTTTAAGGTTCGATACTGTAAAACTCCATTGGCATAGTATCTTGTGCTGTGATAGATACATGGCCAGTGATAGTCATCGCCGTTTGTCCTTTGCCGTTCTTCGTGGTCTGAAGTGAAAAACCGCCAGTGGAAAGAGCGTTCTTCAATTTAATGGCAACGCAACCGCCATCAGCACGGTCGCCGACCCACCAGATGTCCGAAAAGTCTGACTGATTAAGGTCTCTTCGCGGAATAATCTTGCTAGTGTTTGTTCCGTCAATATCAGCCGCACCTAGGGCAAGCTTAATTGCCTCAGCAGAAGTTCCCAAAGCCGTGGTTTCAATTCTGCAATCCCACCCATCAAGGTGTTTCAGCTCCTTCGTGTTGTTCGGGCAGTTATCAATGTCCTCGCCGAGATCGCTGTATGTAGGTTCACAAACCACGTTTACACCGCCAGTAGTGGCAGTGATGATATCTTCATCCGCAACAGCAGTAGTTTTTGTTACATCAAATGTGGTGAGCAGAATTCCTGCATCCATCTGAAGCTCGTTAAACGTGCTCTGCGGAATTCGAGTGTAAGTTCCCATTACTCTCATCCTTTCTTTTTATTGTCCGTATGGATGCAGTGCATCCAGTTGGAGATTAAGATATGCGTATCTAATATCGCTATCCGTCTCCACGTTAATTTGTACCATGGGGGAATCCAGATGCAGATAAACGCATCCGCCGTTTTCGCAAGGAAGACGCAACCCAGTGCCTATCGCCCGTACAATCTCTCCTGCTTTTTCCAGTAGTGGCCCATCAGTATGTGTCCGCATGAAGATCTGCACATAATGTGTTGCTGACCTGTCCCAGTCAGGCTCTACGTAACTATACGTAAGGTATGGCAGAGTAACATCATCGGGCACATTCTGAACGGTATAAGCAGGAAGACCAAACGAGGAATAAAACGTATAAAGCGCCTTTGCAGTATCAAGCACTCGGAATCACCCACTTCTCGGCGGTAACCTTTCCAATCTGGACTGTTGAATGCGCAGGAGCTTTAGAATCAACTGTGTTTGAGGTAACACGGAATATTTGCCCGTCTTCCACCCTCCGAAAAACATCGTGGTATTGCAGGCCCACGTTTGATTTTGTCACAATAGTGTATGTTTCGGTTATACCCTGTTTTTCTGCAATCAGCATTTCCGGAGAGCTATCCTTGATTACAGTTGCCTTAAACTCTGCGCCGTCCTGCCAGATAAAATTAAATCCTCCGAGCCCATCAGGCACAGACACTTTATCCATCATGATGCACTGAGTCATCATTTCCTCGATCATACTCACGGTGAAATCTTCCTCCATGCGTTCAGTTCACTCGCGTATTGGCGTTGCCACCAGTTCCTTTTATCCAACGAATCAGCAATTGTAGAGCCGGAAGACTTGGAATAGCTATAAACGCCGATGACGTTCTCAGAATCATACGGGCTATCGTATGCCTGTCCGTATTTCTCTTGCAGTTCGGAAATCCTTTCTGCCAGTTCAATCACCGCTTTAGGAATAGCCAAAGCCCAGATTTCACCGCCAAACGTCTCCTGCCGTATATCCTCATCATCGTACATGTATCGATGCAATCCATCATTGAAAACACTGCCAACAATGCGGTAATACTGCCCGGCTTGCAGGAAATCAAAATCTCCGTTGCCAGTAACGGTGAAAATGCCTTTATGCACCTCGTAAACAAACCAATTGTTCAGATGCCTCAATATCTTTTCAAGCATCGGCATTCACTCGCTTCTTATATTGCCTTTTCGGCTTGTTTTCTGCTGTCTTCTGTTCCTTTAGCTCAGAATGCTCTTTTTTATCGTCTTTTTGTACTTCTGGCGCATTTACTGCTTCTGCCTGTACATTTTTTCCATTATCTTCGTCAACAAGCTCTATGAGAGGCATTCTGAGTCTGTTTGCGGACGATGACAGTTCGAATAATCTTGCATCCGTCACAACCACTCCAGAACGGGGATATACATCCCCAATCTGGTAAACGTGGTTGTTATCCTGCGCGTCCGCAAACGCCTTAACTGTTCTGTACATTAGGCGGCAGAAGTTACGGTACGGGTGTAATAAGTTTTGGTGGCGTCAATATCCGTATCCGTGGTTTTAAAGTAAGTGTTATCAGCGGCCTTCTCGAAATACGTGCCAAGGTTTGCCTTTGCAGGAGATTGAACCGCCGTATAAGATTCAGTGCCGATATCAACGGAAGCAATGCCATCGAGGTATTCCGCCATGAGCGTCATTCCCATCAGAGCAAAGGACTCGGACACAGCAGTCCCATAGTTGCCCTGTACATGGAATCCGATAAGATTCGTTACGCCGTCAGTGGTGTAAACCAGTCCGGCACGAGCAAAGTCGGAATCATCTGGAGAAACATAGTAAAGAATGAGATTTTCCACGGGAGTTGCAAGAACAACACCGGAAGGAATCTCAGCTTCCGAGCACAGGAACAGACGGCGATAGCCGAGGAAGTTCTCAATGTAGTTCATACCGAACTCGTTCTGCACAGTGATAGCCGCCGCTCCAAGATAGTCATAGGCGTCCAGAATGTTGCAGAAGCCGACAATCTCGGTAATTCCCTTGTGCATCTTCTTCCACTTATTCCGCACCTGTCCCTGTGCCTCTGCGAGAGCGGCTTGGAAAGTGGCCTTGGCTTTGATCAGAGTGCCGCCACGCAGGAAAGTGTAGAAGCGATCGGTTACATTGTTCTGAAGTTCGAAAAGGAACTGATCATCGGTAAGGTTGATAGCATCATCGTAACCATGCTCATTGATGGCTTCAATAGATACGGCCTTTGCATACTTTTCGACATTGATGCTTGCATAGTCCTTGGTTTTAACCTGCGCCTGCGAATACGGGATTTCTTCGCCTTCGGCAATTGCACCGTTCTGCAGGGTTACTTCCGCATATTTGCTCTTCAGCACAGTTCCGGGAGTTTTACGAATGAGACGGGTAATACCCATGATATCGCGGAGGTGATCCCAGTTATTATCGAAACGGGTTACGAAATCAACTTCACGGGCGGTAGTCTGAATCTGGGCAGACTTGGTAAGATTGGCTTTGGCCATTCAAATCACTCCTTTTTATTGGTTGAAAATATCTAAGTTGTTTGCAATGGCCTCTTGACGTTTCGCGGTATCCTTAATCTTCATGATTTCCTCGCGAGTCATCTTGTTGCCATTGCCCTCTGGAGGCGTTTCAACGTCAGCGCCTTTGGTGCTTGTAACATTGATAAAGTCGCTCCAGTCCTTTTTGATTGATTCGGTCAGTTTGTCAGCACCTTCAAGCCTTCCATCTTTGTCCACCTTCATGCCGCTGAAATCAGTGACCTTCAGAATGGAATCGACGCGCTTATCATCCACTTTGGCTTCTTTCAAAAGTGTCCGATAAAGCCCCTTTACAGTGTCTACAGCCTTTCCTTCCTCAATCTGTTTTTTGTACTCGTCAAAATCCGAATGTTCTTTCTCGAACTTGGCTTTCCAGTCTCCGGCATCCTGCAGGTCTTTCTGTGCCTTCTCCAACTGCTTCTGAAGATCGGCAACCTTATCTGCGTTTGCCTTTGCATCGGTAAGCTCATCCTTCAGAGGGTCAACCACACTTAAATGCAGAGCAATTAGTCTGTTTTCCATCTCGTCAGTGCATGCTTCTCCGATAATGTCGCGAATTTCTTTACGCCTAAAAACGTTTGCCATCCTTAATCCTCCATTACTTCGGGGCAGTACTTCGCCCTTCGAGAATTGTTTGTATATAAATACAAGCCGCACAGTGCTTCGTGTGGCTTGTAATTACCAAAGAAAAAATGCAATTCGAAACAAATCATCTCGAATTGCATTCAGATTATTGATTTTTAGTGATTTATTTAATCAACCAATTTGTCGCAAGGCTCAAGTTTGAATTTACGCTCGCCAGTTTCAATATTGTAGTAATATTCAAACCATCCATCATAAATCTTTCTCCACATATTAAATTCCTATTTAACCTCTTTTAGCGGACAATGCTTTGGCCTTTCGTCACCATCTTCTACTGGGTCTTCCATAGGGTTTCTTGAGCATGCGGTGTGTGCATTATCTGTTCGAAATCCGAAAGGACATTGTGAACACTGCGTTGGCATATCCATATCTTGTATTATTATTGCCATGATATACCTCTTACTCAAAAGGTTATTTGCTTAATTCACTTTGAATAACGGTTTTATACTCATCCATGTGATTTTCCAAAGACTGCCGTATGAATCCGCTTTTTGTTTTGTGGTGCAATTCATTGTCTGCGGCATACGAAACATTTGAGCCGACATAAACTGTATGATCGCCCTTTTTTCCGATTGAGCCGGAGTAAGAGCCTTGGCCATCTCCCTTGTTTGCCTTGTAAGATTGAACAGACGGCGCATTCCCTTCAACAGCATGCGTGATACTGTTCCTCAGAAGGCCAGTGTCAACAGGGCAATTCTTTTTTGCGTAGGTTTCAGCTTTACCTCCGCAGATTTCCAAAGCTCGTACAATGGCAAGCTCAAGTTCTTCACCAACTTTATCAGTGTTGTCTATCGTTATTTGAAAGCTTAGATTTTTCATTTAAGATAGCATCTCCCATTGTGTATACTTCACTTATTTTACACCATCTTTCTAAGCTTTAAAAATTCCTCTTTCTCCGATCTACTTTGTCTTTTGCATTTAAAAGCGGTGCTTTTTTGAGGCATTTAAGTACTCTTTAACGTATACATAAGCAAAATTTCCTTTTTTTTCAATGCGTAAAACTTCGAAATCTGTTGAATTGGAATATAGCACTTCAGAAGAAGATTGTGGTGTGTCCGCAATACCACTTATGGATATTGCATTTTTAACTTCGTCTTCGCAAACCATAATAACGGAATAATCGCTAGCATTTAAACTAAAATCTTCAGCGACAGATTCATCCGTTGTCCATGACAATCCATCTCTCCGTGTTTCAATTACTTTTCCAATACCGTGTTTTCTCAAAAATGCATCGTATTCACTCTTGCTATCAAAGCCTAATCCTCGATATACAACCTCATCACCTACTTTCATTTCTTCTGGAGCATTATCTATAAATTTGCTTATTTTGTCTCCAAGTGCATACGCTCCATAAGAAGATGCAACATATTCTTCTATATCGTATGTTGTTAAGCTACTGCCTTGACGATTTGCTTCTTTTTTAAATGTTTCCTGATTCAGCCCATCTGTTTCTTCCACGAGATCCGGCTGTTCAGTTACTTTCAACGTATTGTTAGGTATTTCGGAAGCACGCATTCTTTCCCACTCACGATACGTCATGTCCTTTACTTCAATGGTTTTCCCGAATGTGTCACTTTCCGGGTCTTCGTCTCTCGCGGCTCTGGTATCGTACTGGTTTTTGTATTCTGGGTACTCCCAGCCAAGACTGCACCTACAGTTCCAAACGTTCGCAGGCCGGGCATTTGGGTCACCGGGATACATAATTTCCCCGAAATGCGAATAAAAAGGTTCATCCACCTCCGCTAGTAGATCGG